ATTCACGCTAATACAATAACATTGACAGGTAAGTTCAATAATATGCTTGAAAATGGAGTTGGAGCATTTGACATGAAGCAAGGTATGATGAAATCTGCTAAAGTTAAATATACAAAAACTGGAGGTTGGTATATGACAATACCGTTCAGATTTGCAACATCTGATGCTATTGGTGAAAATGAATCGTTCTCTAGTGTTATGCCACAAGAGATATACGATTTAGTTAAGAATTTCTCACCACAAAAAACACAAATAGGAGGTAATTCAAAATCAGCAGAATCATTAAAATCTGGAGATATACCTAATCAATTCATTGCTCCAAAATCAAGAAATTCAGTTATAAACGAAACATTGAATAAGACATTCGATGCATATACTCATAAATCTAGTATTTATGAAGGTATGCAAAAAAGTAGTAAAACTTATGAAGGTGGTCAAGGTTCATCTTACAATTCATTCAGAAGAGTTAGTGGTAATAGTGATCCAATGAGTTGGATACATAGTGGAATACAAAGATACAATTTATCACAACAAGCAATAGAAAATACTGATGTTGATTTAATAATAGATAATACTGTTGATAAATTGTTGTCAGAAATGGGATTTTAATATTTAAAAAATAATCAAAGATGAATATAGGCGATAAAAAAGCGCAACAACTTGTAAATTCTTTTAAAGTTGGTGTTTCTCAGGAAGAATTGATGAAATCTTATGGGTATGATCTAGATGAAATTAATTCTGGTGTAATATTGAATGATGAAACAATCGATGGATTGATAAAAGGTAAACTAGACACCAGTCACCTTGTATTGAAAGACGTTACAGTGAATGGTAGAGTTCAAAAAAGATGGGTTAATCCAAACAAAAACGATTCAGAACACGCCCAACATGGCTCTGAAGTTTCATTCAGTCATAGGGGTGAGAGCATGAAAGGTAAAATAGGTTCTGTAACCAAAACTGGAGAATACGCTATACGAGGAGAAGATGGAAAAACATACAATAAGCATGCTCACCAATTTGATTCACCGCATGAAGAGCAAAAAGCAAAAGATCACGCTTCATCTACAGACACTAAAAAATTACAAAATTTTGTCTCTAAGGATGGAACTGATCCAAAGTTGAAGAAAGTTGCAGAGGAGGAATTAAAATCACGAGACGATCAAAATTCAGATAAAAAAACCAACGATAAAGAAGTCAAAGAGGGAGGCAATAAAAAAATTCCTGAAAACCAAGTTGAAAAATTAGATGAAGAAGCAGAAGACGATGATAATATCAATGCTAAATTCAAGACGTATGAGAAGTTCGTTAGGATGACAGCCAAGGGTATGACCAAGTCAACCATAGTATACGGAGGGGGTGGAGTAGGAAAAGCTCAACCACTATATTCAAATGTATTGACTCCAAATGGTATGGTTAAAATGGGAGATTTAAATATTGGTGATAAAGTCATAACCCCAACGGGAGATTCAGTTGAAATTTTAAATATATTCCCCCAAGGTTTAAGAAAAGTATGCGAATTAACATTCATAGATGGATCAAAAGTGAGATGCGATATAGATCACCTATGGAAAGTTTACGATAGAAACATAAGAAAATGGGTAGAGATAACAACTTCGCAAATAATTGATTCTGGAATAAAAAGTATTGATAAAAGAGGTTGGGGATGGAGATTTGGAACACCATTTATTGAAAAATTACATGATTCTATTGACATTAAATTAGATATTGACCCATATTTACTTGGTTTCTTATTAGGAGATGGTTGTTTGACAGATTCTGTAAAATTTTCTGTAGGTGATAGAGACAAAAAAGCGACACTTGAAAAGTTGAACACATTAATAGATGATAGCTTGAAGATATCTAAATTATCTGGATTCGATTATTCAATAGTTAGAAAAGATCAATCTAAATATTCTAATCAATATTCAAATAATGGAATGAATAACCTTTTAGAAAATATTAGAAAATTAGGATTATTTGGGTTAAAAAGTCATGAAAAATTTATACCGAATCAATATTTCAACGGGTCAATAAATCAAAGATTAAAATTGATACAAGGGTTAATGGATTCAGATGGATATGTAAGATCAGATGGTCAAACTTCATTCGGATCTACAAGTTTAGAATTAACTAAAGGATTTCAAAGATTAGTTAAATCTTTTGGTGGATTCGGTAATTTCAAAATATCAGGTCCAAAATATCACATAGATAAAAATGGAGATAAAAAATTAGGAAAACAAGGGTATGGAGTTTGTTTTAATTTAAGAAACGAATACGTACCAGTAACTCTGCCTTTCAAAGTGGAAAGATATAAAAATAAAAAATTTTATCAAAAGGCATTATCTATAATAAGTATTGATTACATAGGTTTAGAAGAAACTAAGTGCATATCTATAAATAGTATTGATAAATTATATATAACAGATGATTATGTAGTGACTCACAATACATATACAGCCATGAAGCAATTACAAAATATGAAAAATCCCGAAACTGGAAAACCTTTTGTGTTCTTCGATGAAGATAAGCATCAAGTTGGGAGTGATGATTACGATGTTATAAAAATAACAGGTAAGGCAACTACTGCTGGATTATATAAAAATCTTTTCCAACATAATGGTAAATTGGTATTGTTTGATGATTGCGATGAAGTCTTAAAAGATGACAATTCAGTAAACATGTTTAAGGGAGCATTAGACAGCACTGGAGATGGAACCATTAGCAACTTATCAGGTAGGGCAATAAAGGGGGATGACGGTAATCCAATACCACAGAGATACAAATTTACAGGGAGAGCAATCTTTATCAGTAATTTAAGCGCTAAAGAACTACCGCAGCCATTGAAATCAAGAAGTTTACGTGTTGATTTATCTATGGATGCAGATCAAACAATGGAAAGAATCAAAGAAATAGCATCCCATAAGGAAAGTGGTAAAATGACCAATATAAAGTTAGAAGATACTAATGGAAAGTCTGTAAAGTATGATCATCAAGACATGGTTGATGCGATATCCTTCATGGATAAACACAAAAACAAAATGGGTGATTTGAATGTAAGAACCCTTGGAAGTATTGTGAAATTAATACATGATAGCAAAGAAGAGGGTGAAGATGACGATTGGCAAACATCAGCTAGACACATGGTATTCAGTAAGGGATTTTTTCCATCACCTAATGAAATAAGTAAGGCATTCAACAACATAATTCAAAAAAGATAATGCTGATACCAGAAGTAATCATATACAATACATTGCAAACATTTCAAAGAATAATTTCTCAAGATTACGCAAGTAAAATATTGAAGGAAGAATCTATCATTGCATCTTTATTCAACAAAGACGACAATGATAATGAAATATTAATGCAAGATTACAACTATTATAAGCAAGCAATAGCTATATTGAATAGAAATGATGAAAATGTACGTAAACTAAATTTCAATATTGGTTATAATATGCAACGTATGGCAGTACCCACTATTCACATATTAATGCCAAGTGATAATAAAGGTAGAACAGATTCAATAGGACATTCAGAGCGTGAATTCTTACAATCTGAAGATAAATTGTATATAGAAAAGACAAGATCAAATTCATCAACTTATTATTTAATGATAACTTCAGATAATAGTAGTGAAGTTATGATAGTTTATTATTGGCTGAAAGCAATGTTTTTATTGTTTCACGAAGAACTTGAATTATTAGGTTTAAGAAATCTAAATCACAGTGGTCAAGATATAAATTTACAGCAAGACTTAGCGCCACCGAATATTTTTCACAGGAATTTATCATTAGCGTTTGATTATGAATCTTCTGTAAAGATGAAGATTGATATGCAATTAATAAACAGTATAAAATTTGGTGTTTGTGAAGATTTTCAAAAAGATTACATTGAATACCGATCAAACAATCAGTAATATTTCAGTTATTAACACTTAAAATCAAGCAAAATGAGCAAGGTTGATATTAATTCTATGGATATTTCTACTTTTTGTGATATACAAGGTGTTTCGCAAGCAGACAGATTTGTTTTGAATAAAAAATACATCAATGAAGGTGAAAAATCACACTCTGATTGGTACAATATTATTTCGAAAGAATTTTCATTGCACCCTAAGAAAGAATTTTCTAAACCTTCAATTCAAAAATCAGACAAAAACAATTCAAAAATCTAAAACAAATAGAACATGCCACAAATTGTAAACTTCAACAATAGACAAATAATAGAACCAGGAGCGTATTCTCAGATAAAATCAGGTATTCCAGTTCCATCAGCATTGGGAACTTATGGGAATATTATGATAATAGACACTGGAATAGGTCAAGGATTCGGTTGGGGAAGTGGAGTGAATGGAGAATTAGCAAATGGAGCAAATTCAATATATTCATTCGATTCTCAAACAGATATGAAAAAGGCTTTAAAAGGCGGTATTTTGTATGATTTAATGGATTATCTTTGGTCTCCAAGTAAAAGTGGAAATGGTCCAAGAAAAGTTTATTACTCAAGAGCTGCCACTACTGTAAGTGCATTAAAAACATTAAGTTTAGATACTACTAATGATTTAGTGTTGAAGTGTCTAACTGAGGGTACTGCTGGAAATGGAGTAACTTTATTTAATAATAGTGTTGATACGTTAGTGAATGGTTATGCACTGAAAATAAAAGCAGGAATAATCGATCCAACAAAATTCATAATTGAATTTTATGAAGGTCAAAATAGAGGAGTTGATTCTTCTGGTAATGTATATGAAGCGTCAACTAGTGAATTGACAAATCATATGTTATGTAAAAGTTCTGAATTTAAAACAACAAATGAATTAAGAATTTGGATGCATAATGATTATACATTCAATCAATATTTCAAATTTAGTGAATCTTCTGTATTTACTGACAATGTTATTAGTTCTTCTATATTAACAACGTATTCAGGAATAATTAAATTCGAAGGAGGTACTTGCGTATATAATCCAACAGATTTAGATGATTTATTATCTAATATGGAAGATGTTGACAATTCATTATTTTTATGCTTAGATGGTGGCAAAACACCATTTCCAGCGTTAACATCTGGTGAGAAATTAGCTGGAAAAAATAAAGGAGCATTAAGCACTGAAAATTCAAAAATATTATCATATTGTGTAAATAATTCAACATTCACAGATAAAATATTATTTGTCGCTGGTGGCGATAATGATAATGAATTCAACTCACCTTCATCTGGAGATGGTAGTTTGCAAATAGCTAGATATTACAACAGCTCGCAAGTTGTAACTGTTCATTCTGGAGTGAAGGTTCCAGGAAGTATATCTGGAATCGGCACTTCAAATAGAAATTTACCGTCAATATATCACACTGCTTTAGTTTGCGGAAGAGTTGCTGGATTGGAACCTCAAGTTCCAGTAACTTACAAAGATTTAAGAATATCTGGACTTCAACATGAATTAAAGAAGTCTGAACGTGAATTGGCATTATTGACAGGTGTTTTACACTCTAGATACCAAAGTCAACTTGGCTGGATTGTAAATCAAGGAGTGAACACATTACAATCTAATTCAAGTATAATCACAACAGATGGTAAGTCTCCAGAAATACAAATAATGCGCATAATACATCAAATCAATAAAGAATTGGTTATCAATGGTACTGCAAGATTTGTAGGTGGTAATCTTAATACATCTTCTGCTGAAGAGGTTAAGACATTTGTCGAAGGATATTTAATACAAAGAACAGCCACAAGATTTGAAGATAACTTGATAATTTCATTTAAGCAAGTGAAAGTAGAGTTAATTCAAGATTATTGGTCAGTTTCTTATTGTTTTGTTCCAAATAGTCCAATAAATAGAGTGTTTTTTACTGGATTCATTTTAGATCCAAAAATTCAATTTTAATAAAATTTAAAAAATATAGTTATGGCTGGTGAAAAAGTTATGTCTGCCCCATTGGCAATAGTAAAAGTAGGAGGAGTCGCTGTTGGTAAAATGAAATCGATACGTTGTACTGAAAATATTCGTAGAATTAAGGTTGTTGGACTCGGTTCATTGGTGGCTTCTGAATACGCACCAGTAGATTGGTCTGGGACTCTAAATTGTGGATTTTTTATGATTGACTTGAGAAAATCTGCAATACCAAATGCTTTATTGAGAGTAATGTCATCTGTACAAGAGTGGGAAGATACATTATTATTGTCAAATGAAGGTGTTCAAATAGATATTTTAAGAAAAGTGTATGATCATACAGAATCAGGAGGAGTTATTGTTCCAAGATTAGAAACATTTGCATCAATCAAAGGATGTTTTATGTCAAGAGAATCATTTGATATATCAGAAGGTCAAATATCTGGTCGTGATGTAGATTTTGAATATACAACACCTATATTATTCCCAGTGTAATAAACAATCAATTCAATATTATCAAATCCCATATAAATTATGGGATTTTTTATTTAATCAATTATTAATAAAAAATAAATAATCTTATGAAAACACATTATAAAACAATATTCGTAATTATATTATTGATAATTCTTACATTATTGATAGCTAAATCTTGCAATCAAAATAAAGAATTGAAATCTTATCAAGTTGAAAATAGAATAGATTCTATAGAGATTAAAAGATGGAAAGATAAATCAAATCAAGAGCATATTTTAGTGAAATCTAATGAAATAAATTACGCTAATTTGATTAATTCTAAGAATGTAGAAATAACTAAATTACGTAGTGAATTATCTAAAGATAAAACAATAATCGGAAAACAAATAATACAATCAACCACGAATCAATCGATAAAAACAATTATCAAAGATAGTATTTCTTATATATTTGAACCTAAATCAAAAGATACGGTAAAGACAAAAATTCAAATTATAAAATATGAAGATAAGTGGTTGAAATTAAGTGCAAATATTAAGAAAGATAGCCTTTATTTAACTTATTTGGTAGATAATAAATATAATATATCAACTAAGTATAAATCTACAAGTATATTCAAATCAAAGCAAATATACATTGAATTAGTTAGTGAAAATCCAAACACAACAAATAAGATTCAAGTATACACCATACAAAAAGAGCCAAAATCATTCTATGAAACAAAGTTATTTAGTTTTTTAACAGGTGCTGCGGCAACATTAGTAATTCAAAATCAATTAAAATAAACTTACATGTTATCAATCCAAACCAAAACAAAAGTAAAAATAGGGAACAACGAGTATGAAATTTCATATCCTAATGTTGGCCAAACGCTAGAGATAGAGAATTTAAAAATGATTTTATCTGGCAATTCATATGGGGATTTAGTAAAATCTTCTCATAAAACTGCTGTAGAATTATTAAATCTTATAGATGGGGTTGCGTATTTTTCAGTATTAGCAGAAGGATTCAAATCAGATTTCAAAATTGAAGACTTCACTAAGATGGAAATAGAACAACAAAGACAAATATCTAAGGGGTTCATTCCTTTTTGGAAATTCTTAGTCAATATTGAAAAGGAAATAAATAATCTAGATTCAGAAGAGAATACAGATTCTAATATTGAAAAATAAATGCTACTCAATGGAGAAGTGTATCTTGATGTCAAAAAATTCATCATAGATTGGAACAATAAATATCCATATGACAGGTGGTGGAGAAAGAAATACAATATATCATTTGGAAGCGAAGATCACAAAAGAGCATCTTTTGTAAATATGTCTATTGAATACAAAGAAGATATATATTTCAAAAAATTATCCGAAGAAGACGAAATAGATGACTTCGAAAGAGAAGTTGATAAAATGATTGGGTCAAATAAAGAAGATCAAATAGGAGACAAAAAAGTTGTCAAAATGACAAAGAAGGAATTAGACAAAGAATTTGAAGATATTGATTTAGATGATTTCAACTAAAGACACTTAAAATGGCAGATGAAAAAATAATACGTATTAGCGCTGACGCATCGGGATTCGGTTCTGAAATAAATAGAATTTCTGAAGGAGCAAAGAAAGCTTTTTCAGAGATTGGATTAGATGGATTATTTGATGAAGCAGATAGACAATTTGATAAATTTGAAGATAAGATAAAGTCTATATCTGATGAGTTGAAGAAAAAACAGTCTGAAGCTAATGCTGATTTTGATTCAAGAAAAGAAAGCGGTGGTAATTCTTATCACCAACGTGCAATAGATTCAGAGCAGGGAGATTACAACAAAAGACATGATTCCGCAATAAAAGAATGGGAAAAATTTGTAGATAAATTAAGAAAAACTCTCGATAAAGAAGGTATAAATAACTCTTCAGACGCTTCTTCATCTACAGACAATAATAGAAAGGGAATAGAAGATGCTTTATCTAGAGGCTTAGGCAATGCAGGTGGGGATATAGGTCAATCTATTGGTAAAATGTTTCCTGGAAACATAGGTCAATCCATTGGTAAAAATCTTGGTAATTTACTTAACAAAGGTGGTCAATCTATCGGTAAATCTTTAGCTGGAAGCGGTGAGGCAGCAATAGGTGCAGAAGCGGTTGGCGCTGCAGAAGCAGGAGGAGCTGGCGCAGCAGGAGCAGCAGGAATGGGAGGTGCTTTAGCTGCTGCAGGAGTTGTTGCAGTAGTTGCAGCGGTTGCTATGGCTATAAAGCAACTCTATGGAATGGGTATGGATGATTGGAGAACTGAAAGTAAGATTAATTCAACATTTAATATAGATAGAGATACCTTTGGAAAAGGGGGTGATGATTTTGGAATGGATAATAAAGAATATAAAGAATTTTTCTTATCAGCGGCAAAATCAAGAGGCAGTGCGACAGATATAGAAAACATTGGTAGAAAGGAATTATCATTGATGCGTGGGTATGGCTTAGATCAAGGTCAAGTGCAATCTTTTGATAAATTCAACTTTCAAGATGTAACACAAAAGGACGGAACAGCTATAATAGTTGACATATTATCTAGATCAGAAAAACAAGGAATACTTGGCGTGTCAGGTGGAGATTTTTCAAGATTACCAGAAAAACTCGAACAAGTTAGTAATATAATGGCATTTCAAAAAGCATCTGGAGAAAAAGTCAATAGTTTAGATGCCACTAATTTTATGTCAGCTGGTGGCCAAATTGGAGGTAGATTTGGAGACGACAGAGCATCAGAAGTTTACGGTAGGATGAATGAAAGCATCAAAAATCCAGGGAATGCTGGCATGAAAGCTTATGTCTTTGAGATGTTAAAAAAATCAAACCCCAACGCATCATTTACAGACTTACAAGGTATGATGGAGAATGGTGCATCTGGAGATAATTTGAAAGCTATTTTACCATCAATAAGTAAGATGCCACAAGGTGAAATGCGTAGAATGGTGTTATATCAATTAACTAAAAATATGCAAGACGCTATAAGATTAGATAATGCAGGAAGTTTACCAGCAATGATAAGTTCTATAGGTAATAAAGGAACTTCATCAAAGAATGCTTCAAATATTTACGATACAGCAATGAAAAGAACAGAAACAAATCTTGCCGCTATGGATCAATTAGGTAAGGTGATTGTGAATGGATTTACAGATGTTGGAGAAAAATACATAGCTAGACCAATTAATGATTTAGTCAGAGGTATGATGCAAAAAGATGATGGAAAAAACCCATATGGTCAAAATAACGGTAGATTTGATAGCAACACTGGTACCAAAAGAAATGCGGTGACTCCTAAATCAAGAAACTAATGTTTACAGAACAAAATGCATATGATGCTGTAATGAAGATAGCTAAAACAAAAGGTAATGTTAGAGCTGGCTTGATAGAGCGAATTTATAGACACGAAACAGGTCATTTTACATCAGGTCAATATGTAAAAACTGGATCAGCTGGTATGGAACGTGGAAGATGGCCAAAGATATCGAAAAATATTCCATACGTTACATTGAAAGATAATAAAACAAATAAGATTGTTGAATTTATCGTTTGGCAAGATACATATGATTTTTGTATATATTTATCTGATTACATAGATAGGCACGGTGGAAATTGGGCACGGTGGAATAGTGCAAATTATTTAAGACAAAGAGACTATACAGGATTGGTTAATAATGTTAGAAATAAATGGATTAAGGGGGGTAATCCATATTTGAATAATAATTATACTTCAAGCAATGGAACTTCTGGGAGTGACCCCCAAGTCTATTCGCCACCACCACCTATAGATAAAACGATAATTTGCAAAAAAGACCAAACTATCCAAGAATTTATAGATGATAATAATATATTAATGTCAGTAAGTGAATTGACGCTTTATTTGACTAATTCATTGAGTATATATAAACATTACAATCAACAACAGAAAGTAAAATATATAAAGGCAAGTGAAGAACTCATAACAACAGGGACTAAGATTTTAATACCTATGTATCAAATATCCGTGCCAAAGTCTATTTACAATATAAATCAAACAATAGTAGAAAACAGCAAATATAATGCATTTGTTGAAAAAGAAGTTAAAAAATTATTAAACAACGTAAATTACAAAAAAATAAATATATCTCAAGACGATTTAGATGGTTCAAAAGAATATGGAACATTACACAAAAAAGACAATAATGTATCAGTTTGGGTCTGGACTAAATCAACAGATTATGATAAAGGTAGTCATTTAATAGATATAACTCCATTCATTATAGATATAACTACAAATGTTGGAGACAACGGTGGAAATTTTTCATTTTCATTGCCTCATATGACATTCGATGAATTAAAAAACGATTCAAATAGGCAATTCAATCTACCTTTAGATTGGATATTAGATGATAATTTTGAATCATTCGTAACAAAACAAACAATTCATAATGTAGTTGATTTTAATTCAAGTGATATTAAGTGCGATTTTAAAGATGACAATGATGAATTGAAATCAAATAGTCAAGTGTTACTTAGAAAGTCATCACTATTCAATTCAATATTACAAAAAAATGATGTTGTATTCATACGATTCGAAAGATTAATTGCTGATAAAGTATATTCAAATTTTACGTCAAATGAATTATTTAGAATTTCACCAAGTGATTTACCAAATAATGTTTATGATATGATTGGGTTAATAGATAATGTATCTATATCTTCACAATCAGATCAAAGTGAACAGATAGTATCTGTAGATGGTAGAGATTTAAGTAAATTATTGATTGATGATTCTATATACAATTTTATAGTTGGATTCGGAGTTCAATCCAAAGAGCAAATTCTTCAAAATTCAAATAAAAATAAATCGACTGGTAGAGTTGTCATGGAGGTTAATAAGCAAGAATTTAATGTTGGTGGTGGAATAGCTCAAGACAATGATTTTAATTTTTTTCAAACTCACTCCATAGATGAATGGATAGTATTCCTATTCAGTCAATTAACAAATACTTCAATAACTCCAGATAATTTATTCAATTCCTATAAGGATAGGTCAATGATTACATCTAGACAAATTTCATCAAACTCTGGAGGTTTTGAATATAAGAAAACATTAGCTTCCGGAATATGGCAAATAGTGAAATTATGTTTTGATAGTGAAACTACAAAAAGAAGATTAGCAGACGATAGTTTATCGACTAACACGGGTAGTTTGATAAATATGGTTAGAAAATATGCTCAAAAACCATTCGTAGAATTAAATATGGATACTTATGGAGATAAATATTATTTTACATTTAGAAAACCACCATTTACATATGAAAGTTTTAAAACTAATCCTTGTATAAATATATTTGAAGGTGATGTTATTCAAGATAATTTAGACTTTGAAAGCGAATATTATTCTATGTATCAATTAGATGCGTTGGGATCATTGATAGAATCCACAGATGGTCAAAATCTAATAGTATTGCAAGCAATATTGTTACCAGAATTTGTTGAGTTTTTCGGATTAAGGAATTTACATGTATCTTCTAATTATCTAGACTTTGATATGTCAGTGAGTAATCTCACAGAAGCTAATTTACAACATTTAATAGATCAGCACCAAGAAGATTTAGGATGGTTGATTGAGTCGAATTGCTACTTACCATTCACGAGAAAAGGCAGCATAACTATAAAGGGAGACAGAAGAATCAAAAGAGGCATGAATATAAGACACTTTGGCACTGGAGAAGTATATTATGTTGATAGTGTATCCAATACTGCTTCTTTTTCCAATACTTCAGATAGATCAACAACATTGCAAGTAAGTAGAGGAATGGTTGAAAAAGATATAGAAAAATACTTCAACATTACAAATAGAGAAAAAATTGGAGGTAAAATAAATTGGAATGTGAATAGAGATATTTTCAAATATTTAATGCAAAAAAGACAATTCAGATAATGAAAGAAGATACAGCAGAAACAGGAGAAACAGTCAGACACCCAGCAATAAGAGATACAGCTGG